TCTTTAAAATTTAAACTTCTAAAATTTGGGTCTGTAGGAAATTGTCCTGCCATTATACTACTCCCATCTTGCCTTGATTATTCATGGCGTTATTTATGATTGATGTTATCAATCCTTTTCTTGATGCTAATAACTGGTCAAACCCAGCAGCATCTACTGTTGATATATTAAAGTTGACTGTAGGAGCTGATTGCATACCTTGTCCTTTGGTGTGGTCAATAACAGTTTCATTAGGATGTAGTATTGCTGGAAATCCACCCTTGCCATCTACACCACCTGCTCTTGCACCCATACCTGTATAGCCACCACCTGAAAAGCTATCAAACAAAGTATCATTATCTGTTAATTTGTTGTACTCCATTACGCCTTTTATATCTTTAAAACTTTGACCCATAGAACCAAACATTCTGTCTATAATTAATTTTTGTACAGCTATTCTTATTAACTCCCTTACCACAGAAGTTGCATAATCTTTAAATGATGCCTTTCCTTTTTCTAGGAAATCCATAGTTAATTGAGTAACACCATCATAAGATTTTTTAAACACACCCTGCATTTCTTCTTGCATGGTTTTAATGTTAGTAAAGAAATCTTTGTAGCCTTTTTCAGCATCCATTAAGAATTGTTCTAGTGCTGTTAATTGTGTAAATCCAGTACCCTGCTCTCCTTGTTGATCTTCAGGTTTTCCAAATATAAAATCCATAAGGCTAGGTACTTCATAGTCTGTATCTCCCACAACTCTATCTCTAATTCTTTTTCTTGCTTCTGCTATTTTTTCAACAGACTCATTAATATCTCCTCCTATAGCATCAGTATCTATAAGTTTAATTTTATCAATACCAAGCCTTTCAGCTACTTTTGGCATTTTATCTATAGCACTATTAAACAATCCTAATATTAAATTAAGACCTTTTGCTAAAGATTTTATTACAGCAAAACCAGTTAATTCTTTTATTCCTTGCTTCAATGTTTCAAAAGCAATTAAACCCTTATCAATAAAATTAGGAATTGTTACATCAAATACTTCTCTAAAATCATTATATATTTCTTGTCTAAAAACATAGGCTGCCATTATTAACGTACTAAATGCAGTTAATAATAAACCAAAAGGATTTGCTATTATTGCCTTACTCATAGCTTTTATAGCCAAAGTAACCCCACCTATAGCGGGTATTAACAAAGCATCTAAGTTTTGTGCAACAAAATTAATTCCACTAGCTAGTTTTGAAAATCCTTGAGTAGATTCCTGTATATCACCAATCATAAATTGAAAATTATTTCTGAGAGCAACACCTGCTTGTCCCAATGTCATAGGCATGTCTTTAATCAACTCATTGGTTTCATCAATACCTGCAATAAGAATTGGCATTACAGTTTCTGCTGTTAGCTTACCAGCATGACCAAACTCTCTAAGCTCACCAACTGTCATGTTAAGACCATCGGCTAACATCTTAGTAAGAATTGTGTTGTTTTCCATTACTGATCTAAGCTCATCACCCCTTAAAGCACCTGAAGCTAAACCCTGTGCTAACTGTCTTGCAGAGTTATTTGCCTCTTGAGCATGGGAACCAGCAATAATAAAAGTATTTGCTACCATTTGTGTAGCATCAGCAACATCTTTTTGAGTTGCTCCTAAATGCTCTGTAGCTAAAGAAAGTCTTGTAAATAACATAGCAACAGCATCAAAATCAGACCTTGAATCTAATGCTATTCTCTTCATATGATTCATAGCAGCAGCAGTTTCTTCAGCACTTCCAGTAAATGCATCCATTCTGTTTTTAACGCCAATCATTACGTTGGCAGCTTCTACTAATTCTCTTACAGAAAAAGCAGCAGCTAATGTTTGTCCTAATTGACTTACAACATTATTTACACCACCAATATCTTTTTTGAATCTATTTAAGGCAGCAGCAGACTTATTACTAGCTAATAATTCAATTCTAAATGCTTGTTTACCTAGAGCTGCCATTCTTTTCTTCCTTTATTTCAAGATAAGCTAACCATCCTTGAAACTCCTCAACTGTCATTTGCTCAATTTCAGCTAAAGTTTTGTTTAGTTTTTCAGCTAGTGCATATTTTATGTATAGCTGCTTATCTTCTGTTACTTTTTTTTAACTTCTTCCTGCGAAACATTGTTCATCATTTCGCTTGATACTCTAATTAATACATCTCTATCAACCCTCTCCAATAAGGTTTTCTTATCAGCGATAGTAAATAACTTTTCTCCAGCTTCATCTAATGCTTTATAAATTAAAACATAAGCTAAAAGCTGTACGTCATCATCTTGAGCTAGTTTCATAAATTTAGAAGTCTCTGAAAGAGTTATTGGTTTACAATAAATCTTTAACGGATTATGTTCATCATCACCCCATTCAGCGACTTCTATAATTTTAGTTTCTAAGCTATCAAAATGCTTCTTTGCGTTATCTATAACTGACATAGTTCTATGCTGTTGCTAGTGTCAAAGCACCTGTTCCTTGAACAGAAATACTAGCTTCAACCAAACCATCAAATGATGCACTTCTTGTAACACCTGTAACAATAGCTGTACCTGTATAGTATTTTGCAGAACTAGCTGTACCTTCTGGATAGAATTTAATTACTACGCTTGTACCAACAGTTAAAGCTATTTGAGCAGTATCTACTTCATCCCAATAAACATCTAAACTTCCTGAGAAGGATGTTAATGATGCTAAATGTGTTCTAGCGGTATCACCCATAGATGTCGTTTCAAGAGTATCAGCAGTCTCTTCAACAGAATAAGACCTAATTTCAGCTACAGCATCAGTACCAACATGGACTGTACCTTCACTTCCTTTATGTATCGCCATTTTCTTTTACCTCGTTTTTATTTTTTTTTGAAGAAGATTTAACTTTATCTTGCGAATGGACTGCTTCTTCTTTCCAACCCATATTCAAAAATGACTCAACCTTTGAGGGGTGAGCATCTATAGAAATATTGCCATTTGGACTAATCATTTTCATAATTGTCTCCTATTAAACTGCCACATCAGGATTGGTTTCCTTGACATAGTAGTTGGTTAAAAATGTAAGGGTTACAGAACCTACTGGTTGTTCTCCCTCGCCTGTAAAATCAATTTCTGTACTTTCAATGTATGTATCTTTTGCAAGACCACCTAAAGTTCTATCTGCTGCAATAGCTTCTTCTACTTCTAAACTTATTTGATCTATAACATCATCAAAATTACTAACAGCTTTACAATATCCTTCTACAACTACAGATAAATCTCTGCTCATTACTCTATTAGTACCTATAACAATAGGCTCAGAAGTTTCTGATTTTGTATAGATAGCTAATGCTGGTAATGCGTTATCTTGTAAGGTATAAACTCTTGATTCAAAGACGTTTGTACCTGTTGTACTAAGATTATTTAAAGTCGTACCAAAATATTCTCTTATGCTTTTTCTTACATGAGCCATTATTGAACCTCTAACAATAATGAAGTCATACCAGTGTTATCGTTTTCAAAATTTATAACTTTGTAATTAGTAGCAGCTTTTATTGTTGTTCCGTCTAAGCTCTTAATAACTGAAGCTGCGATGGTATCGCCAAATGCAATATTTGGTATATCACTTGTTTTAGCCATGGCTACAGGTTGATAACCTTGCACTGGTAATCCTCCAGTATCTATGTCTACATATTCTTGATTTAAAATTACATTGATAGATGATGCAGATCCGCCAGTAGGTGTATAAGTAACCTTTTCACCAGCACCACCATGATCTGCATTTATAAAAGCATCAAAATCTCTATCGAATTCCATTGCCATAATTACTTCTTAGCTCTAGTTTTAGGAGCTTTTACTTCTGAAGTTTTTAAACCAACACTTCTGTCAGCTTTTTTTGATTGAGTTTTTTTTGTAGTTTCTTCGGCTTTAAAATAACCAACTAATTGATTGCCAACATCTACATCTAGTTCAACTATGTCTCCAGCAGAAACTCTTTTACCTGCTGCCATAGTGTCTTTTAAAATTAAGTAATTTTTCATATTTAAGATGGTGGAGTTTCCCCCACCATTCCATTTAAGCATTAGCTATCGTTTGATTTACAGAAAGATACTGCATGTCTTACAGCTACATCACAAGTCTGAAGTGCTACTACGCGAATAGTTCCAGATTTTGAATGAGTGTAAGGGTCAACAGTAATATCTAGTGAACCATAAAGACCGATTAATAAGTCTGCAAAGTTACCAAAGTAGTAATCACCAGCAGTAACTTGGTTAGATCTGACAACGTCATAGCCATTAATTTGACCATCTGAGCCAACGATCATTTGACCAAAGCCACTAGCTTTATCTACAGATTTAAGAGTTCCCCAATCTGAAGGTTTAGCAATATACTTTAAAGAACCTTGTAAAGCATTATCAGCAGAAACAGCCGACTCCATCGCTACCAACTCAGGGAAGGTAGGTGTAGCAGCAGCAAAAGTTGTTGTGTTAATACCTGAGGTTGCAGAAATACCTGTTGGCTGTCCTGAAGAACCAGAACCAGCTAAAGCACCTAAATCAATTGCAAGAGCAATAGCTTCAGATAGGTCATTTCTTACTAAGTTTTCAACATCTAAGCTAGATTGTTGAAGCATAAGTCTAGTCATTTCAGTATGTCCACCAATTACTTTTGGAGACATTGTTACTGAACCAACTGTAAATTCACTTTCAGTACTATTTCCACCCTCTGTTGCTATCCAAGCAGCAGTAGAAGCAGCAGTTTTCTTAGGTATTACAACATTACCTTGTAATCCTCTAAGCATAGTAGCTCCAGCGTTCATTACTGAAGATTTGTTTCTTAATACGTCTATGAAGTCTCCGCCTCTGTAATCTTGAGCGATTAGAGTTGCGTCATCTGAAGTATTTAAGTCTCTTTGTCCCCAAGATCTTAATAGATCTGCTGGCATCATAATGCCTTGAGCAGATTTGCCTTGTATTCTTGCAGCTTCGTTTGAACATTCAAATTCAAATGCAGCAGCTTCTTGAGCACGTCTGTCTGTTGGGTTTGCTAAAGCATTAATAGCTCTCACTAATGAGAATTCTCTTACTTCTTTTTTAGTCATACCAATTTCTGAAGGAGTTTCTAAAGGAGTGTCATTAGAAATACTTTCTAATAATTCACCTCTAAATTCTTCTATTGATTTTCCTTCACCGATTGCTTTATCAGCTAGATCTCTTTTATTGTGCTTTACACCCAAGTCTGTAATTTTTTTATAATTTCTTTCAAATTCAGCTTTTGCTTCAGCAACAGATGTTGATCTAACTTCGTCAAGATTAATTTCTTGTTTTTCGTCATTCATTATTTTCACCTTTGTTGTTTGTGTTTTTTGTTTATCTTTAGAACGACCAACTCCGACTTTTTGAAAATCGCGATCAGCAGGTATGGCAACAACAGATGCTTCCATCGGCTGCCAGCTTGCTCTGTAATGATCTCCAATAATATCGTTAGTAGCTCGTTCCATTTTAGTTATAGAGTACCCAACAGAAATGTTCCTTTTAATTCCATCTAGTACGTCTTGGTAAACTTCTTGAGCTAAAGCAGATTTTCCAAATCTTACTACTGCTATGGTTCTCTTAGCAGTCTCATCAAGTTTAAATTCTTCAATTACTCCAATTTGGCGTTCCATATCATGTGAATCCAAAAGTGGAGCTGTGCCTGAAGTCATAAATGACATATCTATATCTTCAGCATTATGTGAAAGAACCTCTTTACCAAAGGATCGTTCAACAGGTGTTTCTGAGCTTACGCCAATACGCACCCT